CCAAGCGTGGGGCGATGGTAAAAGAACCCAATTCGGGAACTTTTATATCCATCATCTTTGCCGGTACTGCACTTCTGCGAAGATTGAGATACGGACGTGCATCGGCAAACTTAAAAGTAAAATTAAAGTTAGAAGGCAGCTCCTTTGCTTCGTACGAAGCCTCGCTATCGGTAACTACTATCCTGCGTATATAGTTATCGATATAGACATATTTCCCGAGAGAGGGGAAGAAGTCGAGCAGCCATCGGCGTTCCTCCTTGTTAAGATGACCAGTGTTCTTCTTATATTCGCGAGCAGTATCTACACGATATTCTTCTGCATCGTTTTCAATCTCGGCAATGTTGTGCGTGTGCTTTGCCGTAAACGTTGTGTCGCCATACGCACGAAAGGTATCAATACCACCGAGCGAGTTCTCAAACAACACCCATTGCTCTTCCTCGCTCCTGATATCCGAAGCATAGTAGCGTTGAATATACGTCAGACGCTTACCTTCGGTATCTTCTACCCACACATCGTAATATAGTGGGAGAAAGCCGAAGAGCTTAGCCATAATGGCATATTGCACAGGTATTGTCTGCGCTTTGTCTTTCTGTAAGTTTGCTAAGACTTTAACATCGCCTTTTACAGCACCCATAAGACGCCCCTCATAATAGCCCACGCACTTAACGAAGCCTTCTGTCAGCGCATAGTAAGTAAGGAACTCAGGAGTATTGTAGGTAACAGGCTTCACGGTGGGCTGCCACGTAAGGAAGTTGCCTTTCAGGAAGTTCTCTGCCGAATCAGCCAATCGGTCCACTCCTGCACGGATAGCCGTAAAGGTAAATGCCTTAGTCTTTTCTCCTTCATAGCGTATTGTAACCTTAAATTCGCGTGCGATATGGTTCTGCAAGTATGCACTCTCAATATCCTGAAGCTCGAAATATAGCAATGGTGCTATAACATCTTCAAGGTTAATCTCAATTCTGTTGTGAGAGTCTGGAGTATAAGTGTGCTGCACTATCGGTGCATTGTTTTCAGCGTAGCTTAAAATAAATATTACCTCTTGCTCGCTGGAGAGAACTATTCTCTTCATTGAGCCTACAAGGCTTATATTGTCGGGCTTTATAATTATATCCATAGTAAGCAATATATTTATCGCAAAAGTAACAAAACATCACATAGTGGTAAAGGACAACTTACCAAACGTCTGTAGCGTCCTTTTCCACACATTCCAGCCATACGTCTGTACGTGAGTATTTGTATTTAGCACTACGCCAAAACGACTTATGGCGTACCTTTTGCGAACGATAAGAACTCTGTTTCATAAATTCCACGCCTAAGTACTCTTTAGAAGCCATAGGTGGATACATTGTTATAAAAGCCCTATCTTTATCAGGACCTGAATTATCGTAAACCGACCCTGAAACTTCTACGATACGCGACCTACCTACCCATTTGTATTTTGTGTTCATGGCAGGAAAGAAGCTATCAATACTGGGAGCTACAACTACGGGATCCATGAGCGATATTGTCTTCAATTCAGACTCCATAGGTTCGTCTTTGCCACCTAAAACAAACTTTAGCTTGTTAAAGAAAAAAGCTACACCTCTAATAAGAACCTTACTATATGCAGGGAGATTCTGTTTCTGCGACTGAGAAAGCAAGAGTTTCACCTTCAGGTCGTGCAAAGAATTACGCAACAATAAATCGTAATCCTTATAAAAGCGTGCAAACACACCTTCATCTCCATTGTAATATAGAGCGTAGTCGAACAATTTGTTTGCCTTCTTCCAATCGGGAGACGATATGTCGTATGGAGAAATAGTTCCCACTGTACGACCATTAACAAAAGCCGAAAAGGCTAACATAGTCTTCTCCTTATCAGCATGTTCTGTATCGCTATCTTTATCGTCTCCAGCAATAACCATTTTCGAGTTAAGAGATTTATATTTACCCACGAATAGGTAGTGCCCTATATCGTAATCTTTCTTTAGGTCTTTAAAATCAACCTTATATTGCAAAGCCCTAAACTCTGGTATAAGTTCAGGAACTTTCACCTCTTTCGGTTCCAATTGTTCTCCAGTGTTGTAATCTTGCGACCCTTCGCCTATCTTTGTAATTAAGCGGAAGTCTCCTGAAAAACCAATCTTGTAGAAAGCACCATCTCTCTGGTCGAAATAAGCAGCAGGGTTAGACTTAGCCATATTGTTAAAGTCTTCGTATGATTCTGTTGTTTCGCTTCCAAGTTTATCCTCTGGAGTAAGCGTTATGCGCTGGTAATCCTTTTCTGTTTTGTATGCAATGGTAGGTTCTTCTGTCATATTATGGGTAAGATCGGTTGTTGGCGTGCTTGCCATAACATCACGCAAGAAAATAACATCAGCAGTACCTTTACCTTCGTTAGCCGTGAACTCGCAACAAAACTTCTTGCGAAATACAGCAATAAACTCCGAGCAAGTTATATTAGGAACAAGATCGGCAAGACGTATCTTACCCTTTACAATGGTATCCATAACATTGTTAAGTACCACCATCTTATCGAATGGATCCGTTTCGGTAAAGAAGTTTGGCAACAACTTGTAACCGAAATAGGCAAACACTCGTTGAAGAAGATAGTTGGCACGAATAAAAGGCGTAATATAATAGCCTTCGTTCAGGCTAATAGAAACGTTTTCTACATACTCTATTCTCTTTGTAGCGTTGTAGAAGTCGGAATCTGGTGTAGTCAAATCGGGGTTAAAAACATTCACTATAGGTATTTCCAGTGCTGTTGGTATACCAGGAATATGTTCGATGACTTTCTCAACAGTCTCGTCTTTACCAAAAGCATTGAGAATTTTATAATTAAAACCTGTAGATTGCCCCGAGTCGTCCTCAACCAATAAAGGAAAGATAGAGAACTTATCATTCTTATTATTGCGCAAGCCACGGCAAAACGCTATAGCTTGCTGTACTGTAGACACTCCAGGAACGCATTCATCTTTGAAAATATCCTTTAGCTTTACATCTTTTATCTTAGAATAGAAAGAACCATCGTTAAGATAAAATGATGTAGATATTTTTCCTTTATGTGTCGCATTTAGCACCATCTGCCGACATTGAGCAAAGAACTCACCGTCCTGTATGGTTACATCGATAGGACGTATTTTCTGCATACCTCCAAATGTTTCAGGAAACGCAAGCATTCTGCGATTACGTGGCGAGGTAGGCAAATCAAGCGGAACGGTACTCTCGCCATAATCATTGAAGAATGGATTCGTGCGTTCTACTTCTATTTTTGTATCGGGCGAAAGATTGTAGTCTTCGCCCATAGAAAGATTTGTTATTTTCATATCTGCATGGATTTATTTTGACGCAATGCGTCTTACTTGATTACGAAGTTTCTGCTGCGCATCAAAATCATCGAGCGCAACATAAGAGCGAATGCCATTATTGCGGAGTTCTTTCAATGTCTCCAATAACTCCTTATTATATTCATCTCTATGGTTAATTACTGTAGGCATTGGTTGTGATGTTGGTGCAGATGGAGTGATATATCCACCTGCAGCACGTCCTTGCGCCTGGTGTAAGAGAAACTTATTCATATCCAATGTGCGGATATTACCTGCACGTTGTGCTTGGTCGATAATATTCAGAAATGGAGCCACTGTCGGGTTCTCTACAGCAGCGTTGGAAGCTACCCATTCACGGCTACGTCCATATCCACCCTCGCCAACAATAACTGTTGGTTTGTCAATGAAACCACGGCGATAAGGGTCATAGTCAGCATGGAAGCGTTTGCCGTCCTGCTCACGTTCGACATCAATGCTTCCACCACTTTCGAGACCTGTAACGACACGAGTTCCTGAAGCTGAAGATGCACCTCCGGCACCATTGAGCGACATACGTTTTACTTTCTGACGTTCTGCATTGGCTGCAGCGAGTTGGGCAACGCCAGTCACACCCATCAAGGCAGCAGCAATAGAGCCAGCGATTGGACCAAGGTCTGCATAAGCCTTCATAATTGAGGTTGCGGTGTCAGCTATAATCTGAGAGGCTTTAATTGCGAAATTAACATCAGCATACTTCTTTTGTATCTTTAGTTTTTCATCCGCTTTCTTCTTTTCAAGTTCTGTGGTATCTTTGCCTGCTTTCTTAGCAGCTTCAATCTCCGCATCATACTTCGCATCGACGTTTGCTTCTTCTGCTTGCTGTAGTGCCTGAACTGCTCCACTGGAGAGGTTTGAGTAGTAGTCGAACGTCTCCTTCATCTTGGCGATCTTCATATTCTTCACTGCCTCTTCATACTCTTCTTCAGATATCTCTTTGTTCTGAAGGTGCATCTTCAGCTGTTCCAGTTCTGCATTATAAAGTTCCTGCTGTGAGACAAGACCATACTGCTGACGTATCTGAAGGC